TTAGGCATTCAAAGCGAAAAAGTGGGTGATCACTCGGTGCAATATCGAGGAAGTGAAGAACTGCGCTCACACGAAGCTCAAGCGGTGCAATCAGCTGTTGAGATGTATCTTGGCCACACTGGTTTGATGTATCCAGGGGTTTGGTGATATGTACGCGCCCCACTCTATGACATGGTACGAAGGTCGTCTTGTGAACAACGCCCAGACCTACACACGACACGAGATTAATGAGGTCATGTGGCAAGCGAGCAAGGCGACCAACGTCATCAAGTCGGGGAATCTGGGTGCCGATAAGGCAAACATTTGGGTGCCTTCTATACTGAGTGACGGATCTGAACGGGAAGCGCTCAGTATAAAGACTGGTGATTACCTGGTGAAGGGGATTGTGAAGGATGAAATAACCACGAATTTCCCCATTACTGCGTTGATCAAGAAATATGACGCGGTCAAGGTAACTTCCGTAGATCTGAAGGACTATGGAGCCGCGAATATGAAACACATTCAGATCGGAGGCGCGTAATGGCTGGAATCGCATTCATTGAAACGCCCCGAGGGTTTATCAAGCATAAGGTTACGGCGAGCGGTAAAGTCACTGCTGAGCTGAAGTGGAACCCAGGATTCGCACCGATGCTAAATCAAAATCACAACAAAGCGCAGGTTTTCCTTGATAGTGAGGTACTGCGAACGTCTAACAAATACGCTCCAGTTGTCACCTCTATGTTGGTGAAGTCCGGTATTTTGGGAACTGAAGCCGGCACTGGCGAGGTCGCCTGGATCGCGCCATATGCATGGAGGCAATATCACCTTGTGAATCGGAAGACTACTCAGAATAGCAACCCTAATGGTGGTCCGTATTGGTTCGAACGAGCATGGTCCATCTACGGTGAGGGTATTAAGGCGCGAACAAAAGCGCTGATCGTGAGGGGACTGTGAGCGATATCAAAGCCATCCAGGACTTTTTACTGAGTTACCAAGCGCTTGAAGACGACCGCCCTGTATGGGTGGAAATGTTGGGTGAAGAACCTCTGAGTTACACGGTCTTTCTGGTACCTGGTAAACAGGTGGAAGAAGACATTATTGGAAACAAAACCGTCAGCTACCCCTTTGGATTCGGCGCGGTGGAGGTGATCGCTGATAACAACGCACTTCTGGCAGCGGAATTTTATGAAGAGTTTGCGGACTGGTTGAGGGAACAAACTGAATTGGGCAACTTGCCGGTGTTAGATACTGGCAAGGAAGCCATATCGATTGAGGCGCTTGATACTGCAACAATCATCGAGCGCGCGGAAAAGACAGGGGTATTTCAAATCCTCTGTAAGTTAATTTATGAAGTACGAGAGGAAGACTAACTATGACTGCAACAAAAGCAAAACGCTCAAGCATCCGGCACTATTTGAACACTGGCACAATCGCTGCGCCTGTCTGGAGCCGGTTGGGTTACGCGGTAAGTACTGGTGAGATCGCGTATAACCCCCAAACGGAAGAAACCGCTGATATCACAATGGACAGCAAGGTCACTGACATCACCGGTTACGCGCGGTCACTCGCTATTGAGGGAGTGGTGTACCCAGGAGATCCTGTGTTTGATTTTATCGACAATCTGCGGATCAACATGGCAGTGTTGGACGCCCTGAAAACCGAACTTGTGAATGTATGGGCGTACAAAACCCCCACTGGTACCCCGGAAGTATGGCCGGCGGAGAAGGTCACGGTCAACATCGGGATTGAATCTATTGGCGGCGATGGTGCGAACACTGCAAAGATCAAATACACGATCTACGATGCCGGTGATCCTGTGTTGGGCACTTTTGAACCCGTAGCCGGGACATTTGCCGCAAGCTAACAAACTAAAACTTACTAATGCCCCTGGAACAACCGGGGGCAGAAAGGTTGCTTATTGATGGAATCATTAAAGCTCAAAACTAAGCGCGTTGAGGTCATGATTGATGATGATCCGGAACGCATTATCACCTTCAACCCGGAAGATGTGCACTTGCGCGGACGGATTTACGACTTAGGAAAAGTTGTGAAGCGTAAAGAAATCGAAATGAAACAGCGCATTGCTGAAATCGAGCAGTTCGAAGGCGAAGACGAATTAGGCTTGCCATTGAAGGATGTTGCTGCCAAAGACCTGATGATCGAGCTCGCAGATTTCTTTACTACTGAGATCGACACGGCATTTGGTGAAGGGACCAGCAAGAAGCTATTCGTTGATGGTTTTGACTTCGATGCCATGGGAACGTTTTTAGAGTTTGCAACCAGCAAGTTTGAAGCAGTGGGTGCCAAAAAGATTGATGACCGGCTCAGTAAAAGTGTTGCTAAGAAAAAGGTAATGAAGTAGGTTCATGAACATTCTTCTTGACGAGCTGCCTGAAGCAATCGAAATCAACGGCATTGAATATGCGGTTAATTCCGACTTTCGTACCGGGCTTGCCTGTATCCTTGATATGGAAAGCAGCGAGCTCACGGATGAAGAGAAATGCATTCTTTTACTGAGACGCATTTACGGAGAGACAATTCCAGATGATGTAGAAACGGCGATAAAACTCGCGGTGAAGTTTCTGGATGGCGGGAAAGAGCCACCGGAAGAAGAAAATCCGTTTGCAGACAATACAAGGTTGTATTCGTTTGAAAAAGACTCAGCATTGATTTATGCCGCATTTCGTCAGACTCACGGGATTGATTTGCAAAAGGTTGACCTTCACTGGTGGCAGTTCCTGGCACTGTTTCAGGATCTGGGCGCGGACACTGCGTTTTGTAACCTTGTAAACCTACGCCGACGCGTGAACAGCGGAGAGGCAACCAAAGAGGAACGGCAATATGCGCTGAAGCTCGGGGATGCCTTTATTGTTACGGACCCTGAAGACGCGCTCACTGAAGCAGACAGTGAGAACGTTGATTTATTCGACTTACTGAGTAAGGAAGGTGGAATGTGACAACATACGCTGGTGAAGTAAGAATCAAGACCCGTTTAGACGCGGCTGGGATCAATTCCGGGCTCAGTAAAGTAACTGCCATGATGGGAAAGTTAGCGGTTGTGGTTGGTGTGGCTTTCAGTGCGCAAGCGATTATCAACTTTTCGAAAGCTTCAGTTGAAGCAGCTTCGAAATCTGAGACCGCATGGGCCGGGCTTGGTTTTGTTTTGAATGCGAATAATCGTTCTCTTACTGAGGCAAAAGGCTTCCTGGAAGATTACGTTTCTGACGGCTTGGTCCCACTGACAGACGCGATCAAGGCGTATCAGAATATGGTCATGACCGGCTTCAGTACTGATCAGATTGAAGACATGATGAAAGTGCTGAAGGATTCAGCTGCTTTTGGACGGCAAGGTCAATACACAATGGGTGAGGCGATCGAAAAGACCACCCAGGGTTTCAGGATGGAAAACTCAGTATTATCTGACAGCGCCGGGATCCAGAAGAATCTGGCAAAAATGTACGATGACTATGCCAGGTCCATTGGTACGACTGCAAACAATCTTACGCGTGCTCAAAAGAATCAGGCAATTTATAACGGAGTTATGGCGGAAGGCGGTATTTTTGCAGGTGCCGCGGCTAAATATGCAGATACATACGCGGGGCGGGTGTCACAGCTTGGAACTGCGTTCTACAATCTAAGAGTTGCCGTCGGAAATGCAGTAATCCCAATTCTCAATCAGATTATCCCGATCCTAACCAACGTGATCAACTGGTTTACGAGGTTGTTTAACATTGTTGGCCAGGTAATGAACCTGCTCTATGGAACCAATGTCAGCATGGCTGATACTGCGAGCGGTGCTCAAGATGCTGCGAATGCGACTGGTGAGATGGCTGACAATCTTGAGGACGCAAATAAAGCTGCAAAAGGTTCTCTTGCTGCATTCGATAAGTTAAATGTGCTCAATCCCCCTGCAGAAGGCGGTGGGGCTCCAGGTGAAGGCGGTGGAGGCGGCGGAAGCGTGATTCCGCCAATTGAACCGCCGAATACTGACTCACCCTGGCTTGAGAATATTCGTGAACACCTGGTATTGATTCAGGGCTTGGTCGAAGCGATTGGAATTGGCTTGCTGGCATGGGGTATCAGCAGGCTTTTTGGATTGGATCTGACTAAAACACTCGGTGTGATGATGATTGCTGCGGGTGTTGTTATGTTTGTGCGCGGCGCATTTGACGCACTGGAAAACGGTGTTGACTGGGATAATCTGATATTAATGATAGGTGGAGTAGCGCTTGTTGCTGGTGGGCTTGCAATCGTATTCGGGGCTACCGCTGCAGCAATAGGTTTGCTAATTGGTGGAATTGCAATGCTGGTTATTGGCATTATGGACTGGGTAAAACAAGGGGAACTATCTACTCAGACATTCTGGTTACTTGAAGCTGCGATTGTGGCGATTGGAGTGGCATTAGCAATGTTGCTCGGTTGGCCCGCCTTAGTTGTTGCAGCAGTTATTGGGATCGCACTGGCAATTTATAAATACTGGGATGAGATCAAAGCGTTTTTGGTCGGATTATGGGAGTCTATCAAGGAAATTTTTGGTGTAGTCGCTGGCTGGTTTGATGAGAACGTCATCCAACCGGTAGTAGCGTTCTTCAAGGGATTGTGGGAGTCGGTGAAAGGCTTCTTTGGTGGGCTCTGGGATGATATTGTGGCTATTTGGGACAAAGTCGCCACTTGGTTTGATGAGCATGTGATTCAGCCGATTGTTGATTTCTTCAGTCCGATTTTGAACATCCTTTACATCATCTTTTATGACCTTTGGCTCTTGATTAAGTATGTCTGGAAAATTGTTGCGGACTGGTTCAAAGAGAATGTTATTGACCCGATAGTCACGTTCTTCCAAAAACTTTGGGAAGATGTCAGCGGGTTCTTTTCTGACCTTTGGGAAGACATCAAAGAGATTTGGAATGTCGTAGCGACTTGGTTCCAAGAGAATGTTACTGGTCCGGTGAGTACGTGGTTCAGAGGTGTCTGGGAGGATGTGAGTACCTACTTTAGTAATCTTTGGACAGATATTCAGACAGTTTGGACCACGGTTGCAACTTGGTTTCAAGAAAACGTGATCGATCCAGTTACAACCGCATGGGACACGGCAACAACGAAAATTGGTGAGTTCTTCACTAACATGTGGGATGGAGTGAAAGACGGGGCGAAGATAGCGATCAACTGGGTGATCGAAAAGATCAACGGATTCCTTAGCGGCATTGTGGGTGGAATCAATTCTTTATTCGAGAAATGGAACAGCATCCCGATCCCTGGCTGGCTCTCAATTCCACTAATAACTGTTCCACAAATCCCCATGCTTGCTACCGGCGCAGTTATCCCCGCTAATGCGCCGTTTGCGGCAATCTTAGGTGACCAGAAACACGGTACAAACATTGAAACGCCTGAGAACTTACTGAGAGACCTGATTCGTGAGGAACTCGGTAGAAATCAATCAAGACAGGACACGATCCACAATGTGATCAAGCTGGACGGTCAGGTGCTCTATGATGCTTTCAAGAAGATAGACAAGCGTGTTGGATCGAGCCTGATCGCAGGGAGTGGGATTCGATGATTATAATTGACGGCATAGAATACAACATCCCCATCGTCTCATTAGAAGGACAGGCGGACATGCTGGACAAGTATGCTGAGCGCACCAACGACGGTGTTCTGCATAGAGAGCTTATCGGGGTTTACGACAACTACGAGATCGAGTTTGCATCGGCTTACCGCAATCCACAGGTCTATTCTGATCTGTGGTTTAAGTTGACAGAGCCAGTCCCATGGCATACGGTCAGGTTTCCAACCATTTTAGGTGAACGTGACATTGTTGGCTACTTTGCAAACACAAGGCACAAGGTATCCAGGCAAAAGGGCACAACGACATACTGGAAGGGCTTGGTAACCTCCTTCGTTTCGCGTGAAAAGAGACCAATATAATGGCTAAAACTTACCCGATTGTCAAACTCAACATCCTGGGCGAAACCATAACGTTTCGTGACGAAGACGTAATTGAGGCTGAGGTCACGCAGGAAATTCACCCTGTAAGCATTGAAGTTCCTGCGTCCACGGCGAGGATGAGGTTGTGGCTGGATGACACGCCACTGCACACTGAAGAACATCTTCTTTTGAGCAATGCTGGGTCGAATGAGTTCAATGGTACATACACTCGGTACGGAGATTTTTATGGTTATTCACGCTGGCGTAAGGTCACGCCAGAAACCAGTACGGGCTTTGCTTATGTTATTCACACCAATGAGAAGTGGTTTATTACGCCTGTGGGCGACCCAACCGAGTATTCTGATGAAAGAGAAATTGAGTATTACGCGCATTATACATCAGTAGAAGAGCCCAACACTTACGCTTCTCCTGAACTTGTTCCGATTTGGTTCGTGACAGATTTTGGCACTGCGCCAGCCCCAACAGTAACTATGAATTATTCCGGTGATTCATCTTTGAGGGACAAGTTTAGTCCATTCTCAGACGGTGAGTACTACCAGGCGATGGCTGCTGGTTTAGTAGTAGACGTGAGCGAGAGCATAGATGGGGTTGAGCAACCTGTCGGGCGTTTCTATACTGAGGAATGGTATTGTCCACGTGAAGGTGAGTTGGAGATCGTCTGTTCTGACTTGCTCGGCATGATGGATAACAAAAATTATCTTGGCAACTTCTTTGAAAATCCAACCCGTGCAGATGTGATGATTGCCGACATTATGGCGTACATCGGGGTCGGCTACACACTTGATGCTACCGTTGCAAGTAAGTTGCTAAAAGGCTACATACCAGGAAATATTACCCTTCGAGAGGCTCTTCAGCAGGTGTTGTTCGCGGCGGGGGCATACGCTTCCACAGCAGGGAGTTACACGCTCAGTATCAAACCCAGCGTGATTCCAGTCGCGGACTCTACGGGAGACGTAACAATCACCGATGACGAGAAAACAGATTCTCAAAAGCTGAAACTAAACCAGAAGATTACTGGCGTGTCCGTCATGTCTCACGATTACTACAAAAGCGAAGGCGTCGTTGAGGAGATTTTTTCAGCGTACTTAGAGCCAGGTGATTATCTTGTGGTGTACCCAAAACCGTACTGGCACGTAGAAGTTCAAGGTTTGGGCGATTCACTAATCTATCTGGCTAACACCAATGGCGATGTAATTGTTAGCCCCGATTCAGGTGCTTACCCAAACTGCACAATCTATACGACTTTTGGGGAGTTCGAATTTGGTGCTAACCATGTTTACTTACACGTTCCCAACCCAGGCGGGCAATCACTTGTTCTTGGAAAGCCGTGGCACGAATCGACACAGTTGTTTGAATGGAAGAGCGAAGATGCTGACAATGCTCGTGCTAATGTTTGGAAAATAGACGATGCAATGCTTATTCCGTCAGCGAAGACATCGACGGAGGAGACCGCCGTTGAGGTATTGGCGCGAGTAGTGGCTTACGTGAACTTGCGTTACCAGCAAGAAATCACACTTTTTCCATGCACGGATGTTGGCTTAGGAAAGATCGCCGTTGTCGATTCGTTGTGGGGCAAAGACATAGTTGGAATTGTTGAAAAGATGACCAGCGACCTGTCAGGTGGTTACTTGATTGGAACTGAAATTATCGGACTTGAACATGAAGAAGGGATTTAATAACAATGGCTGATCCTATTATCAAAAGAATAGACGAACACCCAAACCTGGTTGGTGTCGCCGCAATTGACGACAAGGTATTGGGTATCGACGCATCGCAATCAGACCCAGCGCAAAAGACAGTGCTTATTGCGATGAATCAACTGTCCATCCACTCACCATCGCAACTTGCGGGAAACGTTGTAGAAACAACACAGTTAAAAGATGACGCGGTGACTGGCGACAAGATTGCGTCAGCAACCATCACGGCTGACAATTTCACCGCCGATGTCAACAACGAAATCAAAAAGAATTTGGTCTACATACAGTTGTTTCAACCAGACGAAGCGATTATTACTGCCACGGGAAGAACACAGTTCTTTGTGCCAGCACATTTGGCGGGTAAGCAAGTCAAGCAGATTGGGATTGGGATTGTCACCGCAGAGACAGGTAAAACTGTGACAGTTCAGTTAGGTACGTCTGGTAATTACGGCTCGATTGCTGGGGAGGCAACTAAAGAAGAGGTTACCACAAAAACCTTACCAGCCGCATTGACAAAGATACCGATCAACGTATCTGTAACGGCTGGCACTCCTGCGCCTAAGGGTTTGGATTTCTGGTTTTTGGTGTACTAATGGGTTTCACTTTTATCTCAAGAAAAGCAGGTGGGTCGGTAACCGGCACGATCGTCCTGTGGTATGGGATTAAAGCAGACATTCCTGCTGGATGGGAATATTACTCGGCGGCGGCTGGGAAGTTGGTTGCCGGTGCTCTCACGGCAAGCACCACTGCTCTTGGCGATGCAACCCATTCTCATACATACTCGGCGGAAACCGGATCGGCTGGCTATCACAATCACACGGTTTCCATGTCAATCGGCGCACCAATTAACGCAACCGTGCCAGGTCATTATGATGGTGGCACAAAAAACGCTGAGTGGGCTGGTCGCTATCATACCAACCACACGCAATCACTGACCGTAAGCGATGCCGACGCCCACACACACGCCATGTTAGAAACTGGCGAGGCTGCGAACTTGCCCCTTTCGTTTGGGCTTTACTTTATCAGGAAGGTGTAGCAATGGACTTACCTATTGGCTCAATTATCATGTGGTACAAGTCCACAGGGGAAATCCCTGCTGGCTGGATTATTTGCGATGGAAATGACGGAACTCCTGATTTGCGCGGAAGGTATGTGGTTGGGATTAGTGGTGACACAGATCGAGTGCCAACTGGCAATGCAACCCACAGCCATACGAACTCAAGCGTGGTCGGTGGCGGGTCGCACGTTCACGATGTTACCGGCTCTATCGGCGGGACGGTATCAAAGGTGGATGTCAGTAATGTTGGCTCAGGCCCTTCGGGCATTTCAAAAACCCATAGCCACATTGTAGACCTTGACCTGCCTTCTTCGGGAACGCACCAACACACCACTTCTAATACAAACCCAGCGAATAACGACCCGCCTTATCTGCAGCTTTATTTCATCATGAGGAAGCTATAATGGCAGATTTACCGATTGGCTCAATTGTAATGTTCGACGGCGTAACGCCGCCCGTAGGGTGGTATGACTGCGATGGCGCGACACACAGCGGGGTTGTAACGCCAAATTTGATTGGCAGATTCCCAAGGGGAGTGCCGTCTGGCGGAACGCTGGGAGCAGCTGGCGGGAGCACCACCCACACCCACACCAACCTCGACACTGGCTATCAGACACATGGACATGCTACGACAAGCGCAAATTCAGGGGCGGCAAGTGGATCAAGCGTTGGAAATATTTGGGCTGGAAGCACCTACACCGGTGTGAAAGAGCATCAGCATCTTCTTTCAATTGCGGCTCTTACAAACCAGAACAGCCACAAACACACAGTACCAAACACGGCAAGCGGCTCTTCTTTGCCGCCTTACATCAGACTCCGCTATATTATGCGGTGCGAATAGGAGTAGTCAGATTATGGCGAACATCTACACAAAACTTCCCCCCGCTCATAACCACGATGCGGTGTATATGAAAATAGGCGAAGGCGTCGTAACCGATCACGGATTATTGACGGGGTTGGAGGATAACGACCACCCTCAATACTTGCTCACTACTGGCAAGGCTGCTGATAGTGACAAGCTGGACGGGATTGACTCAACAGGTTTCGTGAACACGAGTGGAGCACAGACCGTTGCAGGAATAAAGACGTTTTCATCAATCCCCGTCCTACCAGACTCCAACCCCACCACAGCCAATGAAGCGGTGAGAAAAGGCTTCGCGGACGCAACTTATCTTGGGATAGCTGCCAAAGCTGCAGACAGCGACAAGCTGGATGGGTTGGACAGCACAGTTTTTGGCAGACCGGTATTCGTTACCAACGAATATACATCACAAACATTGAACGGCACTGGAAAATCAAGCAATGTGACT